AAGGAGTAAATTAAATGAAGATGTATAACAACGGTCCACGCAAAGGCATGATGTATGGTGGTGGTGCTACCCCAAGAAAGCCTATGATGTACGGTGGCATGACTACTAAAAAGAAAATGAACATGGGTGGACTTGCTAGTCAAAACAGGAAGAAAACCACTGCACAGTCAGCAGAGATGAGTCCTATGGGTGGCATGACAGAGCAGAAAAGATTTAGCATGGGCATGATGTATGGTGGCACTGCTAATAAAAAGAAAATGCTATACGGGGGTCAAGCTAAATTAGATATGAATAAAAATAATAAGATAGACAAAGAAGACTTCAAGATTCTTAAGAAGAAGAAGTAGGCTTATCTCTCTGTCTAGATATCTTACGACCTTTAAAGAAAACAATTGTATTGATAGTGGTGTTGATAGTTATAGCAATAGTTAGCCATGCTTCCCACCACTCCACTACAAAAACCTTCCTGACTTATCCATAACCTCTTGTGCAATTGATCTCAAGTACCTTATGAAATCTCCCACCTTATTTGTACCTTCGTACATAGGAAGACCTAAGTTCATAGTCTTCTCGAACTCTTCAGGCTCAACTGCATCGTAGAGTATCTCAACATTCCCATCTTTATTTAAAAATGCTTCTAGTGAAAATAATTTAGCTTTTACTTTGGACTTCATTGATTGGCTCTAATTTACTTATAGGTAAGTTATAACAATCAGTTCTAAATGTAAAACCGTTGCTTGGGTCTACTTGACCTTTTTTATACCGAGTAGCTTTAGCGTAGTATTCTTGTTTAGCAATGCTACCTAGTATCCAAGCCTTACTGAGATCAGTCAGTATCCTCACGAACACGTAACTGTCACAGTCTTGCTTAGTACCATGAGATGCAACCGAGCAATCATAATTAGACTGTGGCTTAGTATTACAACGTTTAGTCTTAACGTCAATTCGATTCCCATCTTTTACTAAATCATAGTTAAATGTGTTTGCTTCAGTTGCTCCAATGATATCAGCTACGATTATCTCGCCTATCGCACCTACTACGTTGCTAGTGCCACCTGTAATACTTCCCTGCAGTATGCCTACAGAAGAAGCTTTTTCCCTCGCATGACGCATATAATCTTCGCTGATTGGTACTTCGATCATTAGCTTGAACTCAAGTCTACAACTTCACAGGCATCTGCAGTGCAAGCTAATTCACGAGAACCACTCGTATTATCTTCCTTTTCATACTTAGAAAACTTACTCCAATCCAACTTGGATGGCACACGACCATTCCACTCTAGATAGTCATCAGCTTCTATGTCTTGATAAGGAGCTTGTTGGTACGTGTGATCAGCAAACGGTAAGAATGATACACCTGATGCAATATCAAAGTTATCATACAACCATGCTCCCACTTCCATCCACTCCTCTTCCTTTACAGTAATAGTTACAGATGGTTTATGTTCGCACCAATTAAGTGCATAGACTTTCCATAGTTCTAGTTGTTCTAATGCACTCATCTCTGTTCTAGTGATAGCACCACTAGGAGATTTCATAGGAAATGAAAAGACAGTAACACTGTCAGGTTTCATTACGTCAGGTTCAGCAGGTATGCCCTCTTCTTTCATAAACTGTGTAAGTGGGTCTTTGTTATCACCACGTACAGTCCTGATGTAAAAGTCATTATGTCTAGCATGAATACCTGATGCAGAGTCAGTCAATTGAGATACAGTACCACTTGGTTTTACACAAGTGATTGCCGTACTTCTTGGTATACCAATCTTCTGTGCATACTCTTTGTTTGTATCGACTGCTACTTGTTTCAACTCTTGTAGCCAAACCTTTGAGTCTACCTGTTTGGATAGAACATAATGATCCATGATACCTGTCAGTGAGACGCCTAACAATCTTTCTTCCTCTGTATTTGTTTTCCATATCTTACGTAGATATTTTAAATCTGTAAGAGTTGATTGGAATGTACCTAACATGGTAGCAATCCTAACCTTTGATCGTAAAGATAGCAAGTCATCATTTTCTCTTACTACAACTTCAGATAAATTACAGAACTGATACGGTCTAAGTATGATCTCACTGCATGGGTTAGTTCCCCACATGTGTCCTGTCTGTCGCCTACCGTTCTTGGCTACCTGATCATCGGCAGCCTTACGGTTGAACATGCCACGTTCACCTGACTTGGACTCGTACAAAGCCAACCATTCTCTCATGTAAGTTTCCATAGCAGGCTTACCCTTGTAGGCTACAGAGTTGTTCGCCAATGCTCTTTGACCATTTGCGTTCCACCACTCGCCTGCTTTAGCGTGTGCCATTTGATCATCGTTCAAGTTAGATAAGCTGATCAGTGCAGATCGTCTCACTCCCCCTACAACTACAACCTCGCCAACCTTACACATGATATCGTGACACTCAATAGGGAATAACTTTCTACCTGTTGCACTTTTAAATTTCTCAATAGTAAACTTAAATAAGTTAACGAGAGGATCAGCACCTGATGCCCTGCCACCCATAACTTTTAGTCTTGCACCTGCAGGTCTTACGTTAGATACATCCCATGTTGGTATCATACCTGAATACAACAAAGCCACCAACTCTCTGTAGGCTTTTGCCCAACCCATCTTGCTATCATCAACTGTGATGACAACGTCAGACTCTTGCATGTTCTCACTAATGATAGGTAGCTTGTCTACGTTCTCACGTTCAACAGAGAAACCTACACCTGTACCACACATAAGTATGTACATAGCTTCATCGAATGATCTCGGACTGTCTACGGGTAGGTAGCTACAGTTATAGCCACAAGTGTTATCTCTCTTGAGTGCTTCACCTGCAGTCATCATAGCTCTCATAGATGGCATAACCTGCAAACTAGTTATGTACTCTTCCATCATCTCTTTATCGACTTTATCTATCTTATACTTGTGTTTCTCCATAAGAGTATCAGCCATAAAATTTACATACCTGCTGACTGTCTCTCCCCAATTCTCTCTTCTTCCCTCATCTTCCATCCATCTAGCATACCTAGACTTGTGTATAAATTCTTGATACGAGGTTGGTAACATATTAGATGTCATCTTTATTTTCTCCTATTGTTTTAATTAAACGATTTAAATACCATTTTGCTTTCTCTAAATCTTCTACACCATTCTTATATTTATATCTACACAAATATTTAAGAATGTTGCCTTGAAGATACGCTTCAAATCCACCACCTGTGACAGACTCTATCATGTCAATAGTCTCGATGCCTGCTTTATTGTAGTGAGCAGGACTATTAACCATGTCTTCTTTGTTTTTACCCGACAAATACTTGATCTCGTCTTCTGCTTCTTTTGATTTCTTTCTCATGTATTCCATATGTCTCATCATTGTTCTTTACCAAAATCTACTTTAATTACATTTTCAGGCATGTCAAGTTTTTCTCCTGTTTCATCTTGATATTGTACCTGAAGTTCTTTGGCCGCAAAGTTAAACTCTATCTCTGACTCCCCACAACGAAACACTTCATCACCTCGTCTTCGTAGCAAAGCCATCATACCCTCGTGCATAATAGATGCAACCGAGTGATCATCAAATGTCTTGTACTCCTTGCCTGTTGTGTCGTAGGCAACCAGATGAAACTGATCGTCTGGTAGTTCAGATATGACAATGTAGTATTTGTCTTTCTCCAAACTCATTATGGTATTCATATCTTTCTTTTTCATTTCTTTAACCACTCCATAGGTATTGATCCTTCTGCCCACCTGAAGTTGTTCTTAAGACACCAATCAGCGTAGGTTGTTTTACTTCCCTTATAGATTTTATTTCTAGCGTTCATAAATACCATACGTATATCTAGCTTCTTGTGTTGCTCTTTTACCAAAGCCATCTTAACTCTGTCTGCCTTGTCGAACTCACCTTTAGCTTCAATGTATATGTTCGTAGCAGGTATGTAGAAGTCAGGAGTGTAGGTACGTATCTTAGGCACATAGGTTATCTTGTGCTTCTCGTACTCAAATTTTATCTTGTTGTCTATTAGTTTTCTAGCTAGAGATAGCTCAAACTTAGATCGATAGCCTGCGTTCTTCCTAGCCACTATATTTTCCCCATTCGGATTTTCCAACTCAATGACTCTAGGCGTTTGTTGACATATCCTGCCATCTTCGGGGATTGTTTTTCTATTATAGTAAGTTCGTCTAGCAGGGGATATATCGGCACACATAAAATCTTTCCGTAGTTAAGGCTATAGTTTATTGTTTGAAATTCGTTTTCTACTTTTATAATATCTCTAGCTTCTGTTTCAGGAGTTACTGCACCATGTTCAGAGAAGTTATCTCGCAAAGTCAACGGTATTCCTCTGTCATGTTGTCTGAGAAATGTTATATCTCTACCCCCACCTGTGCCTTTGTGAGACTCAATGTATATGTGATACAAGTTCTCATTCAACTCAAGTAACTTTGTCTGATAGCTATGTAGGTATATTGCCGACACTATAATGCTTTCTTCTTTAATACGTCATACCATATCTTAGGTGTTGCTTTAGCCTTAGATGTAACTTTATCATGTAGTTGTGACTTCGACCAACAATGTGATCTGTAACCACACATGCTACATATCTTAGGCAAAATCTTGTTACCTGTTCGGATAACTTCGCCTTTTACTTTGTATGTTTCAAACTCTGATTTAAATGGTTTTACAAACTTAGGATCAGGATCAAGTAATCTCTTTACTCGTCTCTCTGCATCCTTTAAATATTCTTTTCTATCTTCTGCCTGCCAATCAGGTGCTTCAACCATAGCCAACTCACCACTTGACTTGTTAACTACAATCCACCCACCAAACGGTAGACCTGTAGCTTCACCATACAGATGCCCTTGCATTACGTAGCCAAAGGGATCATCTTCTTTTATCTTATCATACCCACCGTACCCTGTGTACTTAAACTTAAATGCCCACTCACTAGCAGACTTAACATCCCAAACTTTTTCTATGCCCATCTCATCTCTTAAGATAAGGTCAAGTGTTCCTGTTACTTCATGCCCTGCAAGTGTGAGCTTGACAGGTTTTTGTTTAGCTACAATGTCTACCTCTGCTTGTTCCATGATAAGCACCATGACAGATTCAACTAAGTCACCAAACAAAAAACGAAACAAAGCATTGTAGTCCATGTCCTCTTGTATACCTTGCCTATCTAGCAACTGTTGACACAGAGGTCTACCTAGTCCTGACATACGTATACTGAACTTACGTTTCTTATTTAATTGTTTTTCTACAGATTCTTCACATTCTTTTGCAAAGTCCATAATAGCACTAGGGGAGACCGTGACTTCCCCCCTAGTTGCTTTCTGCATGTAGTCTTGGATTTTAAGCAGATTTAACATTGAAATCAGCCGACAAGTCCTGTTCCTCACTAGGAGAAATGAGTTTCTGAGCTTCTCTGTGCTGATTTAAAACGTTCTCATTGTGAGCCTTTACGGTCTCTGAAAAGTCTTTCATCAATGCCTTGTCTGCATCCGAGACTTGTACTTCCGAATGGAGAGTCGGAACGGGTACATAGTAAGTAACTGAACCTGACTTGACCCTGCTTGTTGCTAACTTGATAACAACCTTCTGCATAATCTTCTTCTGTCTAGTTAAGCTATCTATGAAATCTCTGATAGGTTTAAAGCCTGATCGCTTAAAGTAAGATACGAAAGGCTTGTCCTTTATATCTACCTTTGTGCCATCTGCTTTAGTGAAGTCGCCACTTACCTGACCATATATAACTTGGTTACATACTGCAGAACGTGACTTTACTTTTAGTGGGTCATCATCAGAAAGAGTCTCTTCTTCCTTTGCAGATAATCTACCACACTTGTTGCCTGCTGATGTGTCAGGAAATTCTCCTGCCAACGTAGGCTTTTGTACTGACTTGCAAGAAAAAGTTCCCTGCTCCATATCATACACACTCCACTCAAAAGTACGTAGGATAGGTCTGATGAACGCTTCCTTTGCATAGATGAACTCACCATCTAAGAACATCTTCCATGAGCCACGAGTCAAGGCAACACCGTCATCTGTCTCCGTGTCATAGTTTATGTTCAATCTAGGCAAGCCAACATTAGATGTCGTCTTTGCTTGTCCTGTAAGTTCCATAAACGTAGCAGTATCATCATCACTAAACGCTGATACTAACTGATCCATTTCGTTTCCAATTGTAGTCATTTCATTTGTTTCCATTTTTATTTCCTTTAAGTTTATTTAAAATGTAACTTGATGTTAATGGCTAACTTCAGATAAGTCAAGCCAATTATTTCCTATTTTTAATTCTATTCCTATTGGCATGTCGTATTCTAAGCCATACCTAGCTTTCGAGCCATCAGA